ATGGCTGGGATCTGATCTCCTCTTTCTCCACCGGGGCCAGTGACAAGCTGATCTCTTTCTACGAAAGTACCATCTTTAGCATACAACTGACTGGCTATTCGCCTAGGCTGTAGATCATCTATAAAAGTAGCTTCTCTTGGAGGTGCTACGAGTGGTGAAAAAGGCACACCTTTAGCTTGTGCATAAATTTTAGACACTTCACTAGGATAGAATCTATAAGCTGCTGGTGTTTTGTCTTGAGCATCAATTGATATTTCTTGCCCGGGCTGTGTCCCTTGGTAACCCATTGATCTAGCGTAAGATCCTATACCCTCTGAAGGTGCCCCATAAGCTCTAGCAAGAGCAGTAGCCATATCTTCTTCTGTGGCTTCACTTGTATCTATGCCTAAAATATTTTCCAAATAATCATTAATATCAAAGTTTCTAAAATCATAATCAGCTATACCTCCTCTAGCTAATTTTATAACTTGAGGAGCTCTAAAAACTGGTGAACTAATCGTTTGACCTTTAGTTAACATTTTATTTTTTGGAGAATCTGAAAGCCCAGCTAAATTTTCCAGAAATGATGGTTCACCCATGGTAGCAATTTCCTCACCTATTTCACTTGGTGACTTTCCATCGATATCAATAGCTACTCCGCCATCTTTTTCAAAATCATAAAATAGGTCATCATCTTCGTTTAAAGAATTAAAGTTATTTAAATCTTCTTCTGCTTCATCTTGAGCGTCTTTGTTAAATATATCTAATATTCCTTCTAACATTCCTTTGTTCTCATCTTCCATAGATTTCATTAATGAGATCATTCCAAATTGATTCATACCATCTGCAAGTTTGGGTATTTCTGCTTCATCAGCCATAATTTTTATTTTAACTGCCTCAAGATCATTGATCTCTTTATTTAACATTGATGCTAAATCTTTGTCGTTATTTCTAACAGCCATTTCGTATTGAGTCATTAGATTTCTAATCTGAGTCTCAACACCAAAAGCTTTCTGCTCTGGGTCAGCGTTTAGAAAATCTGCTATTCCGTTATTTTTATCTTGCATTTTCTTTTTGTTTTTTTAGTTCTCGTTCTTGCATTAATATTTTTAATTCATGCCAACGATAAAATCGCTGATTCACATCATCCCAGAACCAGCCTTTATAATCGTATAGTCCTTCCATTTGGTTAATTTATCATAAAGTTAAGGTGATATCACCATTTGTTTGAATACTAATAACTCCTAATTGTGCATTGGCCTGGTAGCCATGAGGGCTAACAGGAGTATGTAGTTGTAACCACGCATTGCCAGTGTAAACCTGTAGTACGCCAATAGATGTATTCCATATCACATCGCCAGCGTTAAAAGCAAGCGTGCTTATCTGAGCGTCATTAAACTGTGGTGTCGAATTTGGGTCAAACTTTCCTAAGTTAATCTCTAGTATTCTAACTAGCCGATTGAATGTGTTCGCATCAACCTCAGTTAATGCTAATGGTAACCTACTATCAAGAAGTTTTGCCATTATCTTCTGCCATCAGTTCTAATATCGAATCTATTAGCTCCTAGTCTCCACTTAAATCCAGTGCGTACTCCTACATCTGCATCATCATCTGACTGCACTCTAAATACCATCTGCCTTGCTCTTGCTCTTACAAAGTTTTGATCAGTTGTGCTTGTAACATTGTTTGTAGAATTTACTGTTAAACTTTCTCCGGGATAGTTTCTTGTTTTTAAAACATAATTTATTTGGCCGCTTGTGGGAGTGGATCCAAAAAATTTAACGTCAGGAATAATTCTACTTATAAAACCAAATTGGTTACCTTCGTCAATATCGATATCACCGGATTCAATAAAGACATTGTCCATCGGAGAACCGTCTGCATCTGAGCCATCTTCTTGATTATATAAAATGCTACTGTTTTCGGAACCATGTGTTGCCAACGGATTATTAAATATTCCCTCATCTAACCAAGCTGTTCTTGATAGCTCTCCTATACTCCAAACGTTTTCTAAATAATTATAAACAACATATCTATCAATATCATCGCTACTTCCAGAACAATAGAACCATCCGATTTCATTAAATTCTTTGTTGCTAAAACCAAATATTTTAAATGATTGTGTTGTATTTAAATCATCTAAAACATAGTTAAGCACACTACAGCTAACTCTTTGAACAGCACCTGTGTATTTATAGAATCCATCTCTAGCCATCCAGTAAATTCCATCAGGTGCATTAATAGCTCCATTAGGAGATATCATGCCAACATTTTCATTAATTAGGTTAACGCCAAATGTAAAAGGAGCACCAATAAACTGCATTGAATATAAAGATGTATCAGTCCAAATAAGTATTTCTTGTCTTGCTCTTAGGCCGCCAACTATTTGAGATCCAGAAGATAGTCTTATATCTCCTGCTGTATTGGTGGCTGTTGGCTCCCAATCTGTAACACTTTCTTGACTGCTAAAAGCTATCAGCAAAGGATCTACACTTCCTGTTCTTGCACTGCCAACAATTGGATCTGCACCTAAAACAATAACATGTCTGTCAATATCACTAACAATCGTTTGAAGGCCAACAGTTGGAGCAAGATTAGATCCTGACAATGATGTAATATTTACTGCTCTAGTTGTAACCCCACTTGATGTGTCCCAATAATAAATACCACCAGCTCTTGGATTGATAATTAAATCTTCACCAAATGCATCATGTGACCACAGTCTTAATTGATTAGCAAAGCTTGCCGCTGTCGCTGATCCCCACGAGCTAGATCCCCATGTGCCTACACCCCAACCTGTAGATGGAACGTAAACATTTAAACCTGTATTTATTTGATAAGCACCTACTGTAGAACTTCCGCCATTCCCGGTATCACTTGCGTTTGCAGTCACAGTAGATCCATCAGTATCTTTAGCTTCTATTGTATAAGAGTCAGAATCTACTATAGTTGCTATTTGATATTCTTGATTAAGAACTGTAGCAGTAATATTGCCACCAAGAGATACTGCGCCTGAATATGTTACAAAGTCATTAACTGCGGCTCCATGTGCAGTATCACTAACAGTGATAGTAGCATCTCCATCAACAGCTGAAAAAGTTACATCGCCAGCAGCAGTCGTAGATCTTATTGGAGTAATGTCATCAAAGTTAGAGCCCTCTTTAATATAATATTTTAAATTGGTTCCTAGGCCTAAGAATCTAGTTGATGATAAAGATACCCAAGCAAGTAACGCTCGACAAGCTCCCAAGAAAGTATTTGAAGTATTTTTGGTCCAACCACCTATTTTTTCTGGCAACCCTTTTCTGAATCGAACAAGGTTACCATCTGCCCAACCGCCTTTGTCCATAAGGTCTGTCATCTCTTTGTTGATGCCGGGTTGAAATGTAAGTTTTGTTAAAGGCATATTCTATTAATCTGTTTTACCTAAAGGACTTAGCTCTGGTGTTTTGTTTATCTTTAACAAAGCTTTAAGCAAAGAATCCCTTGAATCTATTTTATTTAAAGTTTTAATGCTTTTAGATACTTCAGTTAAATTTTTTGTACCATCATACACATCAAAAAACACTTTATTAATTGGCAAAGCAACAAAACAAAACATGTCGATTTGACCATTTCCATATCTTACCACTTTATTTTGGCGAATGTTATTAGCAGTTCTTTTACTTGTACGCAACTCCCAACGATAATAATCGTTGTCTCTTCTTGTATACACAGTATTGGTAGTCTTTACTTGAACCCTGTAAAGATTGTTATCGTGGTCAAGGATAAGGTCTGCTCTGTGCCCGGGTGGGGTTGGAATTACAGAGTCGCAATATCTCAGCAAGTATGATGCTGCTAAATATTCTCCTGCTAATGATATTCTAGCAGAGGACTCAGACATTTTATTTTATTTTTCTCGACTTACGCCTTTTGTTTTCTCATATGATCTAGCACCCGCTAGTCCAAGCATTCCCATTACTATAGTGGACAGTTGCGAGAAGTCAAACTCTGGCAAGTCTACAGTGTTACCAGATAGAACTAAAATCCACTCTATAAGCGGTGCAAATATAAAGTGATAAGCTAAAGATACTCCGCACACCCAGCCAATAAAAGGCCTCCAGCCAGCAACAAATATAGATTTATGCGCTGCTTCTTGTTGATTGACTTTTATTTGGGCAAGGTTAGCATCTTGAATAGATATTAATAATTCATGTTCTAGCTTTTGTTTTAGATCTTTATCAGCAACAAATTTATCTAAGATATTGCTAACTGGACCAATTAACTTATCTATCATTTTTTTGCGCTGCCTCCAACATATAAACCAAACCAAGCTGCACCTGCACCCACAACGACAGAAACAAATGCTGATTGTGCGTTGGTTGGATCAGGCAAGGTCATAAACCATTCTGTAGTTCTATAAAAAGCGAAACCATATAAAGTAATGAGTAGCCTAGGAAAGACTCGCCACTTATCAAAACCCTCAGCTAAGTTATACCAAGTTTTTGATTCGTTAACATTTATCTCAATCTTGTGAGCTTCTTTCATTTGGTCATCAATACTCATAATGTTGTATATTCCTTACCATCAAATTTTAAAGATCTCTTCCTATTATTTTCTTGACTTACATACGATACATGCACCCATCCGCTTGATGGTATATCTTCTTTATAAAACTCTAAGAGAACAGTATCGTATTCTAGATTATCCCGGATCCATATCCCAAGCTCGTAATTGGATAAGGTTGGGATCTCAATATCACATGCCTGCCCTCTAGTGTGTTGGGATTTGTCTGAACTTCCCAGTCTTCTGTTGAGATCAAGGCACCTATAACCGCTGTTAGGAGAAAAAGGTACGCCATAATGAGTACGTACGGGTTCCAGTACGTTTTCACATAAGAGTATAAGATTGTTGTAAACTTCTTCATCCTTAACAGTATTATCTATTTCAAAACGATCTGCAATTTGAGATTTCTCAAATTCACGCAATTTAAAATGAGGGGACAGCCTGTCGTTGCTGTTAAACATAAGATTAATTTATTGGAAAAACGCCTGAAAGTATTGCAATTAACAAAGCACCTATAAATCCAAACACCCCAAAGGTGGCCATTTTTATAGTTTGGTTAATGTTAGATATTTCTTCTTTAATATCAGCAGTTTCAGAAAATATAGTCTTCCAACGCTCTTCACATTTTACTTCATGCGCGTGCAAGTTTGCAGCTACATCTGCGGTTGTTGGTCTTGCTTTGGCATTCATTTAAGAATTATATACTAAAAAAACTAATCTTTTCTAGTGTCTTTTTTACCATCAGATCTAGCTATACGATTTACATCAGGTGGTAAATTCATGGCCGCCCTAACCATAGCGTCAATACGAATCATATCGTTATCCATTTGGCGGATACGATCTATTAAAGCCACTATCATGGCATGTTGCGTATCAAGTTTTTTGTGGATGTCTGCTATAAGAGATTTAAAAAGAGTCCAAACTAAATAACCTAAACCAACTGCTCCTGCTGCTGGTATTCCTATGGTTTCAATAGCTTGAAGAATCTCATTCAACGTTTAAATTTAGTTACTATTTTGTCCCAAA